GGCGTTCGCGGCGTTTCGCGGCTTCGGCGGCGGCTTATCCCTTGAATGCATTCACGGCGTTTAATCGCGTTTCGCGGCGTTTCTCAACGTTCGCGGCGCGGCGTTTTCTTCACAAGGTTTTCGGCGTTCACTTCGGCGGCGGCGTTTCGCGTGTTTCGCGGCGTTCGCTTCGGCGCGGCGTTTTGTGCTTCGGTCACGGCGGTTGTGTACAGTTTTCAAGGTTCGCCCGATTGAAACGGCGCGCTTTCGTTTGCTTCGGCGTGTTACGGCTTCGGCGAGTGCTTCGGCGTTTTACGGCTTCGGCGCGCGGCGTTTGCTTTCGCCTTTCGGCGGCGGCGTTCAATCGGTTGTCAAGGTTCGCCGTGATATCTTGCCTTTCGGCGTGATATCACGCAATGCAAGTATAACCGAAACAAGGCGAATTGCAAGCGCGGCGGCGAATCGAACACGAAAACAGAGAAGACCGTTTTTTTTGCTATATAATGAAGAAACTCATTCGGGCTTTTTTCGCCTTGAATAGCCGCAAGGCCTTATTTTTCAAGGCTTCGAAGGCATTTTTGATCGGTTGTACGTACAAAAGCCAAAAGCACAAAAACCTTGTTTCTTTTAAGGCATAGCACAAAAATCATGCAACCGCCAAAAACCGCCGAAAACAGGCGTATTTGTATTATATTGTATTATTGATTTGTATTCATGTAACCGTACAAAAACCCGCTATGCCTTGAAATTCCTTGCTTTTGACGAAATTACTTCGTTTTCGGGCACTTTTGGCCAAAACCCGAGTTTATGACGCAAATATTACGAAATCGTAATAAAGTTAACAAATTGTTTAGAAATTATGTACGGACAAAGATGCAAAAAATGCAAACGAAAACGAAGGCAAACCGCTAAACGTAGGCGACACAAGGCTTTGAAGGCAAAAAGATACAATATGATACAATTAAATACAATGTAATACAAATAATAGTTACATAGCATGACCAAAGCGTAAATGTTACAAATTTAACAATTTAAAATTGTCGATATACTTTGATCAAAGATATCGAAAAGTTACGCGAAAAACGCCGAAAAACGCCGCCTTTGAAATGGTATGTAACTGTAATATACGCCGATATTATTTAAGAGATAATATCAAAGGATAATATCGGATAAGTGTTATTTTCGAGTATTTTTGCAAAAAATGCAAAAAAATGAAAATGATGCAAAAAATGCAAAAATCGCAAAAAGTGCAAAAAATGCAAAAACTGCAATAAATATCAATTTCATCATATCCATTTCAGACAAAAACCGCCGAAGCCTTGAAAAACCTACGTTTGCTACAAAAAAGGCATAACAATATTATCATTTTTTGCCTTTTACGTTTGAACCAGTCCCAGACGCAGCCTTCCCCCATGTCCTACCTTTTCTAACAATCGATTCATCATCAGCCATCGCTCCTAACCTCCCCACAAAACCGCACAACTTTCGTCAGATACCTCCAGGAACCCGGATCATCCCATACGAAAACCGAGCGAATATAAGGTAGGTTTCGGGCATTCCTGGCCGTGGTCAGACCCGTGTATCACCATGGTGTCAGAAACCGGGCACCTGGACAAGGACGGGGAGGATGACGCACGGGGTGACGAGCGCATTGCTCTGCTGATGACAGCCGCCAACAGAAAAATTTTCTTCAAAGAGGGGGTACGTATGGGTACGCTTATTGTTCCTAATATAAGTAGAGGGAGAAATCGGGAAATCTTCTCCGGCGAGTTAACTCCTGCCGGCTGGTCCGGTTCCAGCCCACCTCAGCCAAGTAGGCCGACCATCGACCAATCACGACGATGGCCGGCTATATTTATCTTCCAATATGAATATCTGATGTTTGACTCCGGGGTAATCCGGTGGGTCACAGGAGAACGTCATTAAGCCCCTATTACCCATAAGGTTCTTCGTCAAACATCTAAGATATATTTATGTGAACTTTTTAACAAACAAGGAGGAGTATCATGGAAACAAATTTTGAGGTACTGGGTAACGACAAATTTGGGTGCTACGAAGTGTCAACGAAGCTGATGGAGTACTACGGTTATTATAGGAAGAAGTACGTTGACATTGTACGTGGCGAGGACGGGCAGCAGAAGTTCACGACAGTGCGGAAGCATCTGGATCCTGCGCTGATGATGAACCACCTGCGAGGCGACTTCACGTTGGCGACGTTCGCGAGTCCGAAGGCGACGAAGTTCATCAGCGTAGATGTTGATGAAGGAGATCCGGCTGTGGTTCATCGGGTTGTGGACACGATGGTTGAGATGGGGATTCCGCGAGACCGGGTGTATGTATCGTTCTCCGGGAAGAAGGGGTATCACGTTGATATCTTCATCAGGGACTTCCTATTAAATAAGTATGCCAGGATGTTCTACGTGCTGATGATAGATCGAAGCGCCCTTGATCCTCGCAAGGTGGAGTTCAGGCCGACGAGCGGACAGGCGATCAAGGTACCGCTGGGGATTCATCAGGCGACAGGGCGAAGATGCTGGTACGTGGATCGCGATACACTGTTGCCGATCGAAGACCTGAAGTATCCGCTGACGATGGAGATGGTCGACCAGCAGACGGTGCAGGACATTGTGGCTAAGCTTGGCAAAGAGTACATGGCGAGGCTGTACGCGGAGTACGAGGCCCAAGTGGAAGAGATCAAGAAAGACGAGAAAGAAAAGCGAGTGTTTGTTTCGTCTGATCTTGATGTCAAGGCGCCGGGGACGCGGCACCAGCTGCAAGTCAAGGTTGCGATCAAGGCAAGACGAGAGGGAGCATCGAGAACTGGAGTTTACTTCGCGCAGATGGACTGGTACCAACGGCAGAACAAGTTGTTGATCAGGTCAAGTGCTGCGGATGTGCAGATCGATGCAAACATGATAGCAGACTGGGTAGTCAATCATGTAAAGCCATCAGAGCATGCTGAGAGCTTAAAGGCTGCAAAGAAGGATGCGCCTGTCGCAGTGATAACGAAGCAGGACATTCCATATATAATGACAGCGCCAACAAAGACCGCAAGGATGTTGGCGCTTTTAATATGGATATATTGCAGGCGGTACGGGAAGGCAAAGCTTGCAATTTCGACGATGATGGATAAGGCGGATAGGTCGAACACATGTGTTGTGGATTCGATCCATAAGCTTATTGACTTGAACATAATCCGGAAAGAGAAAGTTGAATTGCCGCCAAGCGTTGTGATGGCGATCAGGCAGTCGAACGTGTATCTGCTGCCGGTGACGTTGAAGCGGAAAGTGCCGGACGATGAAAGTATGCTGCGCGACCAGGTGAACATCACGGACTGGATCACGAACAATCTGGAGGATGTGTATATCTCGACGTTAGCGCAGATGTGTTCGCTGGATTATCTGAGCGAGTACTTGACGAAAGAAGAATTGAAAGCATGCAAGGAATATCAGGAAGGGATGAAATTGAATGCTGGGCAGAGCGCAGGTGATGACGCCGGAGGGGGTACGTGAGCTACCGGTGTACGTGGACAACAAGGACTTGGCGGATGACTACCACGCCGGTGTGATTAAGCCGGACGAGGAGATTGTGTACAAGAACGCAATTTGCTCAGTGCTTGATAAGTTCACGGATGAGGACGGAGAGGAATATACACAACTGATAGCAACAAACATTGGCGGGACGGGTCCGACCTGCTGGGCGAACCCGAACCCGCCGGGATTCCAGCACGTCGAGTTCAGGATGGGATAACTACTTCGGGGACAAGTATCTGGATGATGAATTACTATGGAAATATTGTATGGAGGGAAAGAGCATGAATGCAAATCTGGGGCATATTGACTGGAACGAGGAAGTCATGAGGAACGTAGAGCATCCGTCGCACTACAACGTCGGGAAGATCGAGGTCATCGAGGCGATCAACGAGTGGCGGCTGGACTTCGACCTGGGCAACGTTGTGAAGTATGTAGCCAGGGCGGGACATAAGGATCCGGCGAAGACGGTTGAGGATCTCCGGAAGGCGAAGTTCTATCTGGAGGATGCGATCAGGAGGCGCGAGGCGACGTGAGCGAGAAGCGATGGTGGTGGGAGTTTGTAGACGGTGAACACCGCATGCTTGGGTTTGAGCATTCCTGGGATGAGAACATGCGAGTCTTTGCGAGGCTGAAGGACCGGAGGCCGAAGAGCAAGGAAGTCTGGGGAACGTTGTGCGACTTTCGCCTGGGCGAAGATGCGAAGGAGATCAACGTGGTAACGGCAGAGATCTGGGATGAATTCGAATCCATTAATGATGCGAAGGCACTGGCGGTGGAAATGCTAAAGAACCAGATTGACGGCATCATCGACGATGCCAAGGATTTTCAAAGCTTGTTCAGGGAGGATGACTGACGTGAAGAAAGTTCTGATAGCGCTGATACTGGCGGTGATGGTGTTTGTGCTGGCGTCGTGCCGGCAGGCCGACAATGTCCGGGCGAACCTGAAGCGGGAAGCGGACGACTTTAACATTCGCCGGCGGATCACCGTGCTGAACACGCGGACGGATACGCCGATGATGCAGATCACGGGGCTGATCTCGATCGACACCGATAACGACGGCGACCTGAACATTACGATCGAGAAGGCGCCGAACGAGTTCGTGTTGAACTACGCGCACCTAAGCCAGGATACGACGTACATCGTCGAGCAGATCGAGACGAAGGCTGTGAACAAGTATGCGTACGAAATCAAGTTTTATCCGACGCAGTTGATCAGCGGGTGGCTGGATGTGAGGTTGACAGATGACTAAGGAAAAGCTTGTGGACGAGCTAAACAAGAAGCAGAAGGTCGAGTTCATCGAGCTGTACACCAAGGGTCCTGGTGGTGACTACCAGTGGGAAGAAAATCATGGCGAGCTGGTCAGGTGCGGGGACTGTAGGTACGCGATGGACTGCTTCGAGAAGAAGGCTTGCAAGTTGGACGGTAGGACGCATATGTCGGACTGGTTCTGCGCAGACGGGAAACGCAAAAGGTTGGTGAAGTTGTAATGAACTGTTGCTGTGAAAACTGCGGATGGTCTGAAATTGTTGGGTCACCAATAATGTGCAATTACAACGGACATAGAACATGGCGTGATGAATGTTGCGAAGCATGGAAACCAAAGGAAAAAGAAATAAATATGGTTGAAGTAGTCCGGTGTAAGGATTGCACTAAATGTGTTAAAGAACCAAACGGGGAATTATATTGCGATATTCTTGCTGTTGGGTATGAACCGCTTGGAAGCAAAAAGGTAACTGATGATTGGTTCTGTGCTGACGGTGAAAGGCGGTGAAGTTAATGAGTGCATCGGTTTATAAATGGATTATTGTCTATGAAGGTGGATACACGGAAGAAAAACACGGAACTTGCCCTGCGGATTTTGCCGACGATATTGTTGAGGTCCCTATTGCAATTATAAGAGAAGGATGGTGCAGTTAAATGCCTGACAAGGAGAAGGTTATCAAGGCACTTGAATGTTGCTGCGAACTGAATGCCTTTGATAAACCAAATTGCAAGGATTGTCCGGCAGAGTGCATGAGTGGGTATATGTCAATTCCTTTCATAAAGGATGTTCTTGAACTGCTTAAAGAGCAGGAAGCAGCGATCGATGATCTGAAAGGTTTCATAAATGGATTCAGTAAGAACGCGGTGCCTGTTGTGCTGTGTAGGGATTGCGAATACTGGGATAACTCAGGATATCTGATCAAAGATAGAGGAATGTGCAATAATGTTTCCGTTCGATGTTCAAGAGATGGAGATTGGTTCTGCGCAGACGGGAAACGAAGGCTTCTTCGGGAACAAGAGTATGACATGATGCCGGACGAGATCCTGGAGTGGATGCTGGAAGGTGACAGGTTCGGACTCGGCGAGAATTGGACGGTGGACTCTGAGCCGAAGAGTTCAGAAGAGCAGGCGGGGTACTACATCCAGCGAGCTATCGATGCGCTGAAAGGAGAGCGAAGATGACCAAGCGGGAGAAAGTGATCAATGGGCTTGAACTGTGCGATACGTACGGATGCAACTGTGACGGCTGTCCGTACAGTGATCCTGAGGATGCGGATGGGTGCCACGCCGAAGAGCTGATAAAGGATGCGCTGGCGCTGGTACGTGAGCAGGATCCTGTGAAGCCAGAGCTGGTTGCAAATCTATGGTTGTGTGGAAACTGCCACCAGATGATTGGAATTGAAACTCCTAATGGGAATTCGGCTGCTGATACGAAATACTGCAAGTACTGCGGTCGAGCGATTGAGTGGAAAGATCCGGAGCCGGAAGAAGAGCAGACGGTGAAGTACGTGCTGACAGGCCACATCGAAACTGACGGCGACTTCAGCATCAACATGAACAAGATGGGCGACGGCGACTCAATCGACTACCACGACGGGTTCGACAGGTTCATCAAGCTTGGCGATCACTGCTACGACATCGACCTCCGGACGGATGATGTGTACCTGGTGCGGGATTTCCTGGAGGAGCTGATTGTGTCGTTCGATGTATCAAGTACGCACTACAGTTTGCTTAATGATCTGTATCACATGGTTGAGGATGTGCTTGACGACGTGTTCATAGACTACATCGAGTATTCGGTGGGCGAGTGCAGCGGGAACTACGAAGGGACGAAGTTGGAGTTGGTAAAGCAAAATGTGTGATAAATCTTACGAAATTCTTGCACGGAAGATAATCTCGGAAATGACAGAAGAAGACCAGATTAATGCATTATGTAAGTATTTGAAAAATGCTGATTTGGTGATCGATTCTGGAGAACGTCAGGCTGATGGCATTGGAAGCGCTGAGGCGCTGGATTATCCGGCAGGTGGGGAGTGACGGCATGGACGTTGTTGCGGTTGGAATTATGTTGTGGTTGCGGCTTGCGTTCGTCCTTGTGGTTGCATTCGGCGGGATCATCGCGTTGATGGTGCTGAGGATATTCGATATGGAAGATAGATTGGAGAGACAAAGACATGAAGTGGTTGCAAGACAAACTTATAGCGAACCTTCGGGAGGACATTGACCTGTTGACGAAGGACAGGGAACCGACGCCGGAAGAAATGAAGATTGTGAACGACATAACTACTGCGATAACGTTGCTGGCTGGATATACGCCGGCGAACTGCGTTAAGTGGATCAAGTGTTCGGACAGGATGCCGGAGTACGATGATACGCCGACGAATGGGTATCATAAGGTGGGAAGGTATCTGATCATAAAGAATAACGGCTACCTCAAGTATCTTACGATTGGGTGGCTGTATTACGAACAGGTACGCAAGAAGATGGTGTTACGGTGGAAAGACTTTGATGGAAGTTTGAGTGAAGGTTATGGGATAACTGTGACACACTGGGCGGAGTTGCCGGAGTTGCCGGAGCTGCCGGATGACGAGGAGGAAACATGATGTATACAGAGATTCATCTTGACAAAAAAGACATACAGGATATCCTCGCAAAGCGTTACGCCGTCCGTCCGGATGCTGTGATCGTCCGGTGCGAGAAGGAATGGGTTTGATATGGTATGGACGAACATGAAGAATGGACAGTTAACGCGGTGATCATTCAGACGAAGGGAAGTAACCTGGAGTGATTATGGAGCGAGGAGAGCAAAAGCTAAATCCGAGGTTTCCGTACAGGATCGAGAAGGCGCACTGGTATATCCTGTTCTTGCAACTCAAAGGGATCCTGACGGAAGAGGAAGCAAACAGGGCGCTTGAAAGACTGAAGAAGATACCGGGGTCGGTATGTTATGGGGAGGAGTGAGCGAAATGGACCTGAAGATATTCACTGACAACATCGAAGAGAAAGCGCTGGAACAGGTGAAGAATCTGCTGGCTCAGCCGGCGTTCGCGGATTGCAAGGTGCGGATCATGCCGGATGTTCATGCCGGCGCTGGATGTGTCATCGGGTTTACGGCAGACCTCGGCGACAAGGTGATCGCCAATGTGGTAGGGGTTGACATTGGCTGCGGGATGATCACATGTGAGCTTGGTTGCGTTGGCATCGACTTCGAGAAGCTGGACACAGTGATCCGGGAGAAGATCCCGTCCGGATGAATGTTCACGAGCAGGCGCTGGTTAACTTCTCCGAATTGAATGATCTACTGTGCCTGGAACATCTGAAGAATATATCCTGGCTTCAGAACAGTATCGGCACTCTCGGCGGCGGGAATCACTTCATCGAGGTTGATGAAGACGATATTGGTGGTAAGTACCTCGTCATTCATACGGGTAGCCGGAACCTTGGCAAGCAGGTTGCTGACTACTATCAGGGAGTCGCTATCGAACGGATCAATGGAGGCAAGGCAGAGCTGAACGCAAAGGTTCAGCAGCTGATTGACGAGCACAAAGCGCAAGGCAGAGAAAAGGAAATCTCAGGTGCGATTAAGGAACTTCGAGCGAACTACGCTGTTGTTGAGAAGATGCCGAACGAATTGTGCTATCTGACTGGCGAGGACAGACAGAACTATCTGCATGACATGGCGATATGCCAACGGTTCGCGCAGCTGAACAGGGCGATGATTATGGCAACGCTGTGTGATGCGATGGACTGGCACGGGAAGTACTTCAGCACGATTCATAACTATATCGACCTCGAGAGCAATATCATCCGCAAGGGCGCCATCTCGGCGAGGAAGGGCGAGAGGCTTCTGATCCCGATCAACATGCGGGATGGCTGCATCATCGGCTACGGCAAGGGAAACGAAGACTGGAACTGCTCGGCTCCGCATGGCGCCGGACGGATCATGTCGCGGATGCAGGCGAGAAAGAATGTATCGCTGGACGATTACCGGAAGTCTATGGATGGGATCTTCACAACGTCGGTGTCGGAAGATACGCTGGATGAATGCCCGATGGCATACAAGCCGATGGACGAGATCCTGAAGAACATCGAGCCGACAGTCGAGGTCGAAAAGATCATCAAACCGGTATACAACTTTAAGGCGGGAGAGTGATCAGAATGAGCAGTATGATTCAATGCGATAGCTGTAAGAAAGTTATGTACGCGGATAGCCGGAGCGAAAATGGAGATTACTATGAAGTATGTATTGACAGAGAATACATTTATCACCTGTGTAGGTCATGCTACGCGAAACTGATGATAACATTCCTTCGTAAGAAGTGGAACAAAGAAGATGGATGTTGGGAGGATGCAGACTGATGGGTACGAGACATTTGACGGTTGTGGTTATGGACGGGAAGTACAAGGTTGCACAGTATGGCCAGTGGGATGGATATCCGGACGGCCAGGGGATCAGGATCCTGCGGTTTCTGGAGAATGAGTTCGTCGAGCATAAGTTCAGGACAAACCTGCGCAAGCTGAAGGTGGCAGAGACCGAAGAAGAGTTTAATGCGCTGGATGTGTTGTATCAAGGTAAAGATCATTGGCCGGCGGAGTTTGACAGAGATACAGGGTCTGAAATCCTGAAGCTAATCCAGGACGGAAAGGTTGAGTCAGGGTTCCTGGTCAACCATATCAGATTCGCCGGTTGTGGCGACTGCGAGTATGTCTGGTTGATCGATCTCGACAAGCGGGTATTCGAATGTTACGAGGGATGGAACGTGGAACCGCTGCATTATGGGGATAGGTTCTTCTTCCTGGGGCAGCCAGACAGAGAGGATGGTTACTATCCTGCGAAGTTTTTCAAGAGGTGGGATCTGGCAGAACTCCCGACCGAGCAGGAGTTCCTCGATGCGTTCAAGACTGAGGAGGACGAGGAAGATGACGCTTAAGGAAGCCGGGGAGATCTACAAATTGCAGACCAACAAGATCGGCAATGTGAAGAACCATATCGTGATGATCGGCAGAATCCTGGATGCAGACAAAGATGCTCCGATTCAAGAATCTGTTTTGCGTATCCGCAGGGAAATACTGATGACTATCGCAGAGGATCTGATCGACTATCTGAAGCATCTCGAGGCGGTGCTTGACGAAGAGGTTGAGATCGATCTATGACCGGAAGTAAGAGAGGATAAGCATTATGCTAATGTATTGGACTGAACACCCAGATCAATGGGCGAAGTGGATGCAGATAGTCCTGATTATCCTGGCGATTGCGGTTGTATTTGCAGCAATTAAATGGTTTGGCAAAAGAGATTAACAAAGGAGAACGAGTATGGACTTTGGATATGTGTGGCCGGCGCTTCGGTCTGGCCGGAAGGTAAGGCTTGTGGGATGGCTTGGATACTGGGCATGGGAGAACGGGACGATCATGATGCACTGCGCGGATGGCAAGGTGATCGACATCCGGGAGACGGATGATCCGTCGTATACGTACAGCAACATCGCGCTGGATCGCTGGGAGATTATAGAGGAGTGAACCGGAATGTGTAAGTTTTGCGAAAACTGGAGGACGCATGAAACTGTTTATCAGACGAGTCTCTACTGCAACTTGCTTATAGGCAGTGCGATGTTTTCTCCTGTGATCGTTGTGGACAGTATCCACAAAGGATGCCCGCAGTTCGCAGATTGTTCGGCGAAGGATCGCGAAATGACAGTTGCTTTCCAGATCAATTACTGCCCGGAATGCGGAGAGAAGTTATCGGATTGAAAGTTGACTAATGATGCGGTGGCGGAATAGACAACCATACAAAAGCTATCACTGACTACAGTCGGTAACAGCATGGTTGGTAAAACGACGACGGAAATGTGGTCGTAATAGTAGACGCTTAAAGGGGAGACAGTGGCGGCATAGCGTTGTGCGACAACGCCTTGAAAATGTGCGAAGCGAACGGCCCGAAATGCACTGTCATGTGAGGTGCAAATCCTCACCCGCATAATTTATAAAAGATAAAAGGAGATAAGTATGTATTTCGAAACAGAAGAAGATTGTAAAACTTTGACAGATGAACAAATTGCAAACCTGACAATGTCAGAGTGTCATGAAATTGAACGTATTCTTGGTTATCGTGATCCTTTTATGGATAAAATATATGATAGAATGCGGCGGTTGAAAGCTTATGAAAGCATGAATTATAATGTTGGAGATCTTACTGTCAGTAAACTTCGTAAGTTTCTTGATGGACTGGATGATAATGACATTATAAACATTTACGATACTTATATGGAAACGTCTCATACACCGAATGAAGTATATGTATCAGTAGATAAAGATTTAAAAGGCCGTAAGCATTTGTTTATCCAGATTGATACTGACTAATATGTTTGGTCTTACGCATTTGCGAACGTCGAATCGAAGGTTTTCGCATGATAGATGGATGCAATGTAATTGGCGGCTGTCCCACTGGAGCAAGTCCATCCTTTGATAATTGAAAGTGACCCTCAAAGCAGGAAGGTAGGCGAAGTTAATGGACAGGGAGAGGGTTATCCAAGAATTAGAAAGCCTACGGGATATTTGCAACGCAAGGTCAAATATGGCGATAGGAAAGGGTAAGGTTGCGTGGGCTGTATATGCAAATACGGTAGAGGATGCCATTGACATGCTGAAAGAGCAGGAAGCACGAGAGCTTACTATGGACGAATGGCGAGAGTGGAAAACAAATAAAAAACGAGACCCTATATGTATGTTGTGGGAATACGACACTTCGCCAATGTGGGCTCTTAATACAAACGATGTTCATGAACCAGCATTTTTAATGAAAAAACTAAAATTATTTACAGGGAAACCAACATTTGAACAATGTAAGGCGGCGAAATGGGAATGAACGTCATCAAAAGAGTAGAAGATTTATACAACGAGAAAATCTATTTCATGGAAATAAAACCGCATAAAGCAGAAAATGGGTTGATTGCATTTAAAGAAAATGAATTGTTTCCTGTTGTTTTTTACGGATTCGGCTCCGTACACACTGTCGAAAACCGGTATTACATAAGAGTAGACGCAAAGTATGCATGTAAGAACACCTATTTACAGTCGAGGGTTCCAATAAACGGTTACGGTGTTTGGTGGCGTTGTTGGGAAGAGAAGCCAACAGAAGAACAACGACAGGCGGTGAAGTGGGATGTCTAACATGGAAAAGGTTATTAAAGCATTAAAGTGACCAATTAAGGAGAAAATGAGATGGCTGAATATGTTATACCTCCAAAAACAGCAATCGTGAAATGCCACACATGCAACACATTGTATGTCCCAGACAGAACAAAGGACAGCAAATACACATGGTCAAACGGAGAATTCAAAGCATTTGAACCATGCCCAGTATGCGGAAGCGAGAATAACGACTATTCGGACAGGATTCCACTATGGGAATATAACCTGATCAAACTGTTCCGTGGTGGATTTACAAAGGGGTGATGCAAAAATGATTGACCGGGATAAGGTTATCAATGGTCTTGAACAATTTCGATCAGATTTAAAGCCTTTTTGCGGAAATCACGCTGATTGGGAACGCTTTGATGCTGCTCTTGCTATGCTGAAAGAGCAGGAAGCAAGAGAGCAGTGCTTAAAAACCAAATGCATTATATGCCCACATTGTGATAATTGCGATGTTGATGAAAACGGATTGCTGAAAGAGCAGGAAGCGGTTGAACCTGTGCTTGACAGTTTCTTGCATAAACGTTGTCCATCGTGTAGGGCATTGCTAAACGGGAAATTCTGTCACGAGTGCGGACAGGCGGTGAAGTGGGATGCCTGACAGGGAGAAGGTTATCAAAGGGTTGGAATGCCTTGCACAAAAACAAGCACCAACAGCAAATCCATGTAAGGATTGCGGATATATCAATAGACCGAGCTTTGCTATTTGCGTGAAAGATATTGCGTCTGATGCTCTGGAACTGCTGAAAGAACAAAAAACAACATTTGAAAAAGACGGGCATCATATCCGGTGTACAAATTGCGGTAATTATTGGTGTGATTCTGACAGAGAAGGAAACTTGTTTCCTCATAATTATTGCCCAGAGTGCGGACGGGCGGTGAAATGGGAATGACTGAAAAAGATTTGATCGGCAAAACTATTGAGAGTGTTGAAGTTGATGGATACGGCATTGAAATGCATTTTACTGACGGAACTGTATTTGTGTATGGTGCGTCAGATGGTGGCTATTCGAGTTGGGAAATAGAAAAGGACGATAATGCATTAACGTTAGGATGGTAAAATGGAATGCCTGACAGAAAGAAGGTTATCAAAGGATTAGAACTTTGTGAAATCGGTTATGAGGAAAGATGCGTTGGAACAGAATGCCCGTATTATGAACAAGGATGCACAGAAAGCTTAAAGAACGATATTCTTGAATTGCTGAAAGAACAGGAAGCGAAGGTGCTAACGCTTGATCAACTTAAAGAAGCGCTTGACACCGTTGTGTGGCTTGAAAAGCCTATGTCTGAAAATCTTGCTGACGGGTATTCTCTGACATACAGATATAAGCATGGATACATGTTCTTTGACAGTCCGTTCGGAGATAACCCGTCGCAGGATAGACTGGAATATTCGGAATATGGTAAGTCGTGGAGATGTTGGAATAAACGCCCTACGGATGAACAAAGACAGGCAGTAAAGTGGGAATGAAAGAGCAGAAACAAATAACAAAAGAAATTGAGCAACTGATGATTGATTTTGCTTCAACTTTGCTTTACATGAAAAACGATGATTGGCATCATAGACAAGAATTAGATGAGAAATACGCAAAAGAATCAATCGTTTGGTTTCTGAAGAATAGAAATATAACAGTAAAAGACTAACTTTGTAATAGTGAAGATTTATATTGATTAAAAATGACCATGAAGATAAAAGAGTTTTTTGATCGGCATCCGAAAATACGACAGTTTGTATGCCAACATGAAACATCGACAGATATTGGCGAACTCGTATGTTGGAACGGGAATAAATTGCTTGTAAGTCAATGCGTCTACTGCGGATTAATAATAATAGACTGGAAACGATATAGGCTTCCAGGTGAGATTCAAAGTGACTAAGGAGAAACAAATGACGGAGTTTGAAAAAGCTATTGCCGCTGTGTTCGTTGTTGTGGGGACCATGTCGATTTGGATTGTCGGATGGCTGCTGCACACTGACATAATGGAGGTATGGCATCAAGTCATTCAGTTAAGAGAAGGGATAGCGAATATGGACAAAGCATTGGCAGAGGCCGCACTGGAATTAGCCGCAGATAATCTATACGATATAATCAAAGAGAACTACAACAAAGTAAATCACGAGTATTTACAGAAGCAGGTTGATATTGCTTCGGAATATCTGTCCGAGGAACAAAAAGAAGATCTACGTGGAAAAGGATTTGTGATTTAACAACGAAAGAGAGATTCGAAGATGATAACAACCGAACTTATTAAGCTTCTGAAGGATCATGAATTTGGTGCAGCAACCGGAAAGGTAAGAGAAGTAACGGTGAGTGTTCCTGGATACGGATACATTGGTGAACCAAATGTCACAATTGATAGCACCGATGATGGTCTCTATACGGGAATATGTTTGAGGCTTACGCCTGAAGACGGATATCCTATCGATGATGAGACGGGCGAAGATGTCACACATCTTGCGTTTACAGACGACGACATGGATATGATCAGGTTGTACCAGGAAGTGTCGGGGTCGGTGTCGGCAGAGGTTGCGGTCATGAACGCAATAAGTCTGATGCTGGACTACGTCGATGATGGGAAGTGATCGGGATGGATGCAGCGTATGTTGTTGGCGGCTTGGTCGCGCTGAAAGAAGATTACCTGATGTGTAAGTGCAGCGTGAACTCCGTGGTCATAGATGATGCGATTAAGTTGTTGATCGATCAGGAAAATGAGATTGATAATCTGAAAACGTTGCTGCTTGGATATGAAATCGGAGCAATAAAGGGAAGGACTGAGGAACAGAAATGAAGTTGACACAACTGGCGAGCGCGGTGAACTCGGCGTTGGAGCATGAACGGCGCCCGGAGGAGATCGATGTGGTTATCACGACGGCGTTGCCGTACATGACTTGCGGACAGTTGCCGTGCGCTTGCGTGAGATTCGCCAGCATGGGCTTTGATTGGGAGGCGGGGCAGTTCAGGATTATGCCGGATGAAGCGCTGATGGCAGTCAAGCATGATGTGCCGCAGAAGGTGATTGAGTGGCGCGGGAACTACCATTGCCCGAAGTGCGAGCATATGCTTTCCGGAAAACGCAAGAAGACTGACATACGGTTTTGTAGTCAGTGTGGAACGGCGGTGAAGTGGGATGGCTGATATCGATAAGGTTATCAAAGGGTTTGAGCGATGCGTTTCGACTGATGATTGCTCGGAGGAGACGTGTCCGTATTTTAAGCGTGACGGTGATGGTTTGTGTTGGGATATCCTTGCTACCGATGCGCTGGAACTTTTGAAAGAGCAGAAGCATAGTGCAGAACAGATTGCACTGTGGAATAAAGGAACGCCCGAAGAAGACGGTACATACGTTGTGCTTCAGTACTGGTCTACGGGAGACAGTATCAGCAGGAACGTGATGCTTGTGAGATACTCGGCGATCAAAGATGGCGAAGAGAAATGCTTCTGGAATATTGATCATTATACGCATAAGAAGAAGATCGCGATACAGCCTTATGCGTGGATCAAACTGCCGGAGGTACCAGAATGAAAATGAAACATTTGCTGATGCATCCGCCGAGATGGCTGGAGCGGATCCTGTCGCGGTCATCGTCGTACAGGGGATGGTACATCAAACAGGTATGCCATGTGCTGCGCGAGGATGCGATGAAGAGCTTTGCGGAAGATCTGAAGGGGTTTGACGCGTAAGGCGGGAACGAAAAGGGATAACCGCTATATTTGATGGAGGAAACATGAGGATATTGGTTGACGAGATGCCGTACTGGCAGGAGAGATGCCCGTACGCCGAGTGGATTCCATGCATAGATCCATATGGAAGAGACGGATATTTCAGATGTAAGTTCGATGACGAGAAATGCGATCTGTTTGACCATGATGGTGACGACGGATGCAGATGGCTCGTGAAAGCGGGTGATAGTCATCGAGCTTGAAGACTTTAGGCGTCTGATAAATTACATCAAGATATTTGCGCTTATCTTCGGTGGTGGGGTAATCATACCGCTGTCGAAGTCGCTTCCGGAATGGATGGTAGGAATGTTACTGGTTGGTGGCATTGTGCTGTTTTACTGTATCGACAAAGTATTGGAGAGTGATTGACAAAATGTTGGAAGAATGCAAGACCTGTCGTTTTTCAGGCGAAGGTAAATGGGAATGCGCTGCGGCACGGGATGGATACTGCGGCTTATTCTATAGAAAAGAAAAAACAAAAGAAATGGAGAACAAGGACATGAACGAAAAGAAGACTGAAGAAAAGATTGTGATCACAAGGAAAGGTGTTAAGTCTATCGGCATGGACGACGACACAGTGCTGGCCAGCCTGACAAGCGCACTGGTGAGCGTGTACAACGACGCCTATGGACCGATCAACGAAGTGCATGCCGGCAAGGCGATCATCGACACGCTGGTCAGGGAAAGAACTGACATGCGTGTCAACATGATCTGGAAGGCTGTCATGGATGACGACGAAGACTTCGATGAGGACGAAGACGATGACGATGACGACGAGAACGGTTAAGATCCTGATGATCCTGCTGCTGGTATTCACGATGATGGTGCCGGCAGTAGCCAGGTCGGAGGCGCCATGCCGATTCGGGCGGTTCATCGAGATCCGCCACGAGGAGTACATGGGACCTGCTGGACAGTGGATGACGGAGTATGTGATGTATGACCGGACGACGCTGCTGGTCTACATCTATACGACGGACGGCAAGAGCATGCTGTCAATCACGCCATACCTGATGCGGGACTACTTCGGGCAGATCACCTGCGGCCTGTACAACAAGGAGACCGGCGGGGTTGATCCGGCGGAGATGTCTGACCTGATCGACGAGGACGAGTGGGAAATCGGGGTGAAAAAGTAATGGTGATTGTCGAAACATGCCCTGTATGCGGAGGAGATCTGCAAAACCTCGAGATTGCGACGTACCCACCGATCCCGGTCAAGGAATGCTATAAGTGTGGCTGGCGCTGGGAGGGCAAACGGGAAGATGTTGTGCGCGTCCCGTTCGTTCCTCCGGCGGTGCCTGCGGTGGAGCGGCGCGAGTGGGTTGGACCAGAATGCTGCCGGAATTGCAGCAACAATCCGAACAACGGCGGCAGCGGGATCTGCAACTGTATGCTGCCGTACATGACGCAGACCGGTATATCTGCCGGAGATGCCGTTGTCACTACAGCCGTTGCAGACCTGGAGGCAATACAGCCTGCTGGATACACTTACGTCACAACCAATGTTGTGACAGGACTATAAGAAAAGGAGAACTGATAACTCATGGGAATTGACATTAGCGAACTGAGAAAGAAACTGGAAGACCAGGCATTCCGCCTGGAGAGCGCCAAGGCGAACCGGACGATGGTGAACCAGGAAACCGAGCGGACGAAGAATATCCTGCTGAATAACCTGAGCGACATCGTTGCGGCGCTGAAGATGGCGGAGCATTCCGCCGAGGAAATCAAAATGCTGGAAGCAGAGGTGGAGTCTGCCGACGCGGAGCTGAAAGAACTGGACGACGAAATCAAGAAGCTCCGGAAGACCGCGCCCAAACAGCAGGCCGCGAAGACTGCGGCAGAAAAGGCAGAGCCGGATGTCAAATAAGGTCAACACCAATCTGAGCTACCTGCCGCTCAGCGAAGAAAGAGTCGTCCAGAAACTGATACGTGAAAGAGCAACGTAGGACCAAAGCTTCTACCCGACCGTCGAGCCGTCCGGCGCGTTGAATACCGACGGAGTGTTTGCGCTGAACGAGGATGTGATCTGTCTGTACGCGGATCTGGACTCGCTGATCGACCGGGCAGGACTGAGCGCACAGGAACTGCTGACCGTAGACCTGCTGATGAAGGGGTACACGCTCCGGGATATCGGCGAGCATTACGGCAAGAGCCGGCAGAACTTTGAGATCCTGATGAACCGTGCAGTAAAGAAGATCGTAAAACGCAACAATGCCGACTGGGAAGACTGGTCTGGCGGAAGACTTGATGATGGGGAGTATGAAGCGATATGAGAATAGGAAGTATTCTAACTTACGCCGCCGTGTGCAGCTGGTGCCTCGCGGCGTACATGGTGCCTGTTGTCGCCGTGATGGTATGGTGGCGCAGGCGGAAAGATCCGACACAGATCATCCAGCTGGATGACGTGGAGTGAAGGAAGGAGGTCTTGTCAATTGGCAAGTTATGATTTCGAGGTCGCGGCGAAGAACTTCGCGATCGGCGTTCTGAAAGAGCGCGGCTGTGATGTGACGATCGAGGACCTGCAACTGGTCTGGTTCGCGCATCTGCTTGGTAACAAGAAGTGCTTGCTCTACTGTCCGCAGATGGGCAAGAGGTACATCGAGATCACGTACTCCCAGGAGTCTGATATGTTCTACATTGACCTGTACGAGAAGCTCGACCATGTCGACGCTCATCTGGTCAAGGCAGACTTCAAGGCTCACGTCTGAAAAATATATTTTGTGTAGGGGTACCAATTTTTAACCAGATGTTCCTATATATAGTAGAGGGAGATCTGAGAAAAAATTAGCGCGGATGACAGCTTCAGGCGTCACTTCCCTTTACGGCGGCATGTGAAGAGCGGCATGAACCGACCGTGTGACGTACAGCGTACTGCAACGATGGAGGGATACTGATCAACCCAACCGCGAGAGGGGGCAGGGCTTGCGGGACGAACTCTTGGTCGTGGTCATTTCGGATGCGTTTGACGTATGAACTTTCAGCCATGACACGCTCACCATCCCCGGGTAACTACGAGGCCGGGGTGTTTCCGCCGGATTGAGTTTCTCCGGCGGTTTCTCTATCGCGGGGTAGTGAAACGGCAGCACGAAGGGTCCATACCCCTTTAATCCGGGTTCGAGTCCCGGCTCCGCAATTTAAGACGCATACAGCGACCTCATGCAAAATAGAAGATCCTCGTCATGTTAAGCCCTCCAAGCTTTCCCTATGCGTCTTGATTTTCATTTTATTCATTCTTATTCAAATGGAGGTATGCGAAATGAGTGTCAAACAGAAAGAGAACACGAGCGGCGGAATCGGAGTACTTGGCGTATTGCAGCTGATCTTCCTGGTGCTGAAGCTGTGCGGCCTGATCAACTGGTCCTGGCTGTGGGTGCTGGCGCCGACGTGGATCGGATGCGGACTGATCATCATCGCGCTGCTGATCGTTCTGGTTGCGGCGCTGATCTCAGACAGGGGGAAGTAAAATGCTGTGCTGGAATGTGTACTATGGAGATTTCAACGGCAAGGAAATCAAAGTATATAACATCTTCAACCATTATGGCTTCTATCACGACTGCGTCAAGGCGAAGAAGAAATACAAAGACGATAAAGAAGGATTTGCGAAAGAAGTCAAGGGAAGTCTTCATTATTTCTTCTGGAGCAAATCGGAGTGGGAAGTAATTATGACTCACTGGCCGAGTGGCGAATACTACGAGATGAGGCAGGACCTTACGATTGGTAAGCTTCGAGAAGCGATGAATAACGTCGGGATTGACTACGACGTTCATCTAAGACCGTGGGCTAAGGACGACAACAATATCACAATCCATGTATTCCCGAATCCTGAGAGATTCCATGACAGGAAGATTGATGTGTGCGAACAGGTCATGAACAACTGGGATATCTTCATTGACTGGCTGTGGGAACACCGCAAAGAGCTGAAAGCGAGGAAGTAAGCATGGCAGGAAAGAGAATGCCGGAGACGGCGGTTCAGACGGAAAGACGCGAGAGCGGCGAAGAGATCGAACTCCAGGAACACCGCGCTATGGTTTACCTGCCGGAGAACGCTGTGAGCGTATGGTTCAACGTCGCTGTGTACGAAGACGGCGAGATCGTCAATGTATCCAAGAAGATGACGATGGAAGAACTCCGGGAGGCGTTCCGGAAGGCGGACGACGGGTACATCGACGAAGATGATAAGTTCGTTATTACCGAGGAAGGCAAGGCGTATCTCGAGGAGATGAAAGAGAAAGGAATCTTCTGATCATGGAAGCGATTTTCTATGCGTTTGTCGTCGGGTATCTGATGATCTCGGCGGTTGAAATCTGGTTTGTATGGAGGTTATGGCATGATCAGTAAAATTCTTGCAATGCTGCTGACGGCGATCCTGACGGTATCCTACGCGGCGCCGCTGATTCCGGCAACGCCGACGGACGAGTTCGCCGTATACGAAGACGGCGTGGTCGTGTGCGTTGAGCTGGATACGCCGCTGAGCGAGATCCATTACGGCAATCCGGTGGTGCTGCGATGCATTGTCGTCGGGATCGACGAGCCGTACACCATCCAGTGGCAGCACAGCGTGGACATGAACGCATGGTACGACCTGCCATGCAATGACGAGGTCTATGAGTTCATCATGGATCACGAAACAGCCGGGACCTATTATCGAGTTGTAATCAATACAAACAAGGAGTGATCGCGGTGAATCGTATCAACCGTTATGCGCTGAAGCGCCGGCACAAGCGGAAGATCAAGAAGAAGCACATGCTGAGGTACAGCGGCGGAGCTGACCAGAACCTGAAGATATTCGAGGATCGGCTGCGCCGGGATGCTGAAGAGTACGCAGATACCTGGTGGAGACGGAAGCATCCGCCGAGGAACGGCGGGTATGAATACTGGGGCGAGTGTTACCTGAGTGGCAGGCGGAAGTTCGCCAAGAAGTTCAGCGACAAGCGTATCCGGCAGAAGTACCGCCAGATGATCAGGAATCTGGATCCAGAGGATGTTACGGCGCCACGAGGGTCCGATTACGAAAAGGAGTTCGATTATGCCTGGACTATTTGGTAAGATCCGTGAGCTGAAGACAAATCGAGGAATATTTTAAGACGGAGGATGAAGAACAGGATGGCAGAGATGACAGTACAGGTCACGGAGACGATGGCGAGCTTCGTTGACTGGGCCAACGAGAAAGGCCAGGAAGAAATCATGAGACTGGTCGGCGAACGGATCGCCGAACTGAAGGACTTCGCAGAGCATTATCCGCACGGTCAGGTTGACCACGACGGATTCAAGTGGGATGATGCGCTGGAGCCGAACGACGGTGTCGAGCAGTGGAAGCACGGCGGCGACTGCAACAAGTGCAGGAAGGTGAAGTACTGCCTGACGAAGTGCAGGGCGAATAAACTGCTGAAGCAGATCACAACGCCGTATCTGTACAAGCTGTATCTGGAAGAACACCCGGAGGCTGCGGCGAAGGAAGTCAAGAACAGTATCACCCCGGAAGACGTGCTGAAGATGGTGGATGCACAATGATGAATGAGTTATTTGCATTCATCCATGATGACATCACCTGGTGCAGCGAGAAGAAGTGTCCTGTCACAGACTGCATGCGCAATCAGGCCAACAAGATCAACAAGACGGGACCTTACTCCTGCGCTGATCTGAAGGGAACCAGCATGTGCATGATGAGTTCAAACATGGATCATTGCATGGACGGATGCATCCACGCGAAGGAAACATTCGCAGGAACGGATGATCCGGACGAGGCGCTGAAGACCTTGATGGACGAATACTGCGACGACTGTATCTTTGCTTCTGCGGAGGAAGACTGATGAGGCTTGAATTGGCAACGCAGTCGACACGCAAGCAGGCATTCCGGGCAGCGTACGATTTCCTGGAGACGCACAACGAGGTTCTTGCGCACCCGGATGAGTACGCGAAGCTTGCCAGAGAGGCTGCGGCAGAATACCACAAACATCCGGAAAATCTGCTTGAGATGTATCTGTTGCTCGGAATCTGCGAATGCCTCTTCAACGTATCAGATATGGTGAGAAGAAATGACAGCAAAAGAACTACTGAAAGACCTTGAGGAATGCACTGGTCCATGCGGACGGATGTGCCTCAGCTGCCCGGAAAGTCGTTATATTTCCGAGATCCGAGAGGTGCTGGTCAAGCTGCTGGACGAGAACGAAAGACTGCGAAAAACACTGCAATCAAAGACAGGTGAAGTAGATATCCTTTAATTTGTTTGTGTTTGGGCGTTGTCGTTTAATTATAAAAGAGGGAAGGGATTTTGAGTTGGCTTTAGGGTACAGAATTACCGAGCCTTCCGGACGAGTCCGGTTTCTTCAGGCAGAGAACCACGAAGAAACTGTCGACCTCGTCAAGGCGGTATAGGACAAATGGGGACCGTACTGTGAACGCAACTGGCTGAACGACACCGGCGACCTGTTTACGCCGGAGTCAAAAGTCAAACGGCTGCTGGATTCTCTGGCGTACTACATGCTGCTCGGGTATACGGACGGCATCGAGACGGACTACCGAAGAGTGATGCACTCCAAGCGGGAGATCCCTCTGTCGAGCTGTCCGGAAAGTCTCGAACACATGATGTATGCAACGGGTGGCGGGAACGACGAGTTCGACCGCGCTGACAATGAGCGGTTTGAGTTCCTGCTGGAGCGGCTGGATCAACGGGCGCAGAAGTACGAGTTTCCGAAGAAACACCGGCGGAAGATCGAGAGCGGACAGCATAAGCGCAGGCGCCTCGGCATCCATGGCGGTGAATGGCTGACGGTCAACACGGATAACGTGTTCCGGTTCGGCGATGATATGTATGTGATCGAGGATAACGAAGCGCAGTACGCGCCGATCCATACAGACTATGGTGACTACTACGCGATGGACCTGGTTCTCGCATCTGGCGGGAAGTTCTACGATATGAACTATAACGAGGTTAAGGTTCAGAAGATCGGGAAGGTCGTCGCAAAGGAAAAGGCATCAGGGCAATAAGCCCGTGCGCGGAGATACCTGTATCATTGCGCATACCATATAAGACACTTACAGCAATGATCTGAAGTGATGGGTAATAATGATGGTTCGATCTATCTATCTTCCGTCTTGGGAGGTTAACCGTTTTTAAAGTGTCTTGATTTTTGTCCGAATTGGGGTACATGTTTTCGGACATGTACTTGCGGTGGCCGGATGCGTCTGGCTCCCGTCCTCCAAGCTGAGGGAAACAGATCCCGTCACGCCTCTGACGCAAGCGCAACCCGGCGGGACTTTCATCGGGGTATGGTGGATCGCATACACATTCGTCTCTAAAACGAACGAGAATTTTTCTCATGAGAGGTCGTTACTCTCTGCCCCGACCAAAGATACTTACAGCAACCTAATAGGATGAGATGTATCTTGAATCAATAAGACGCTAACAGCAACTACGCTACATAAATTGAAGATACAAGCAAACGCGTCTTGCAAAGGTTTTCCCAAGACCCACACAGCAAATGATCTACAGATTTCTTGTAGCGAGGGGCTACGCGCTCCCGTAAAAACGGGTCTTGTTCTTTTAAAGGTAAAGGCTGGTGAAGGGATTGAGATCGATTGAATCGCTCAATATAAAGGAAAAAGCAGAGCTGGTTCAGCAGATGCTGGACAAGAAGAACGGGGGTTGCGACATAGATTGGCGTGACATAGTCCAGGATTACGGCCTTGAGTGTAATCCGGAAACCCTCCGGAAAGCGGCGGTTGGCGTGAAGCTGGCTGAAGATGCAGGCATGCGCTTCCCGGACGACGGCGCTGGAACCCGCGACGTCATGGATGGCTATGTTGAGCGCCAAAAACTTTACGATCTTCGCAGAGAGGTTCGGAAGGATTTGCGCGAACAGTCCAGGAGTGAGCTGCTCCGGGAGATGATCCGGGACGCGATCATGCAGTTGCCGGACATTCGGATCAGCGGCGTCAGGGCCAACGACACCAAGGCGGACAAAGACCTGGTGATCGGGATCGGCGATTTCCACTACGGCGCTGACTTCACGGTGACTGGGTTGTACGGCGAAATTCTGAACCAGTACGACTCAAATACGTTCGTACGGCGAATGGAACGACTGATCTATGAAGTGAACGAAATTGTCAAAATCAACCAACCAAAACAGATCACGGTGATGATCGTCGGGGATATGCTGGACGGCATGCTCCGGACAAGCCAGATTTCACGCCTTGAGTTCGGCGTGGTCGACAGCGCGATCCGGCTGAGCGAAACACTGAGCCAGTGGCTGGCTAAGCTCGCGGAAGAAACAAAGCTTCCGATCCGGGTATACGCGGTGCGCGGCAACCATGGCGAGATCAGACCGCTGGGATCGAAGGCAGGCCAGCTCCCGGAAGAGAACATGGAGAGAATCGTGATGCATTACCTGCACGAGCGGTTCTCCTTCAATCCGTATGTGCGGATCGACGACTGCGACGCTCCGATGTCGCGGATCGTTGACGTGTGCGGTTACAAGTTTCTGCTGCTCCACGGGCAGGGCGACAGCGTCGAGAAGATCGCCCGGGATCATCAGACTTTATATAATGATAAGATTGACGTATTCATGGTCGGCCATCTGCACAAGAGCCAGACGTTCACCGCAGGGATGAACCATGCCGGGAACGTGCTGATCGAGCGGGTGCCGAGCATCTGCGGGATTGATCCTTACGCGCAGAGCAAAGGATATGGATCCCCTCCGGGCGCCACGGTGATCCTGATGGAAGAGGGTCGCGGACGCCGGTGCGTTTATCCGATCGTGTTGTAACATCAAAAGACGAACGATAACATCACGAATGTTATTGAACATAAACAGAGGTAACAGGATGGCAAAGAAAAAGGTTGCAAGCAAACTATGTGTAAGGTGCAACCGCGTCCTGCCGCTGGAAAATTTCAGTGCGAACAGGCTCTGGGCTTCCCAGCAGTATCGGGATGCCTGGTGTACTGAATGCACAAAGAACTTCTGTGTTGATAAAGAAACAGTCAAAGAGTACTGCTTTATGAACAACAGAGCGCTCAAGGATAAGGCATGGGAAGCCGCCTGCAAGAAGGCGGTGTACGACCTGAACAATAACAAGGTCTACCTGAACCCCATGACTCCTCCGGAGAAAAAGAAACAGGAAGAGGCTCTGGCACAGGCCAGGGCTTTTTTGCTGCTCAAAAACAACAACTACGCATATGAGTATGTCGAGAATATCCACGTCATGGACGTGACGCAGGAAGGCGTCGTTCATGGATTCGTGGACGACGAGAATAAGCCTTACTACGATCAGACATGGCAGGGCTGGTTCACTCCGAGCCAGGTCGAGTGGATGAACGAGAAGTATGAGCAGTATTCGGAAGACTTCGTTCTCGACAACGTCAATATGCAGGACTATACGCGCAAGGTTATCAAGGCGTCGCTGAACGCCGACCTTGCGGAAGATCGGATGCGCCGGAATCAGGGATCGCCTGATGAATACATGAAGGCGCAGAAGATCTTCGATGACCTCAGTAAGAGTTCCAACTTCGCGGCCTGCCGGAGGAAACCAGGCGAGTCGACAGGCATGGGTTCTTTGGGTGAAATCATCGTTAAGCTGGAAACGCAAGGATACTTGGATGAGAATCCGTACACATTCCCTGATGACGATATCGACAAGATTATTCGAGCGTATCAATATACATTGAAATCAATCGGGATGGAGATCCACTGATGGCATCCGCTGACCGTGCTTTGCAAATCAGGGAAATAAAAAACTACGAAGCATGGGCAAAACAAATTTGGTACTGGCGCACACACCTTGACAGGTTCATTGAAGAATACTTCAAGATCAAGCTGAAGCCGTACCAGCGGGTAGATGCCAGAATCTTCGGGCTTTACCGGAACATCGACTTTGTGAAAAACCGTGGTGCCGGTAAAACGTGGGAGATCGCGATCTTCTGTATCGCACTTGGTGTTCTGTATCCCGGCAGCATGATCGCTGTTATCTCGAGTACGGCAGAACAGGCCGTGCTGGTCGTCAAGAAAATCGAAGAAAAGTTTCTGGTGTATCCGGACGTGGTGCGTGAGCTGAATGGTTCTCGGCACAATAAGCTTGTGCAGATCAATCCGCATAAGGGTGTTTGCTGGCTGAAGTCCGGCAGTAAGATCGAAAGCTACTCGATGGGTACATTGCGTGGCAACCGCGCCAAGATCCTGATCTGCGACGAAGCGCCGGAAATTCCGAAGAATGAGCTGGACGCCGTCGCAAAGCCGATCATGAATGAGACGCGTGACATCTGTATCCAGCGCGGCATTGATGATTACGACAGCAAGATTTGCAGCATTACTTCGGCGTGTCTGAAGAATAACTACTTCTATACTTCCTTCATTAATATCCTTAAGCGTATGGCTCAGGGCGAGGGCGGATGCTTCGCTTGGGCGATGAGCTACGAGGAAGCGGTTCGTGAGGGAGTGTCGAAACAGTCATACTTCGATGATCAGCGCAAAGACATGACGACAGAGAAGTTCCAGATGGAATATGAATCCGTCTTCCTTGGAGCCGCTGAGGGTGCTGTGTTCCCATACGATCTGACGGAACGGTGCAGAACGCTGACCGATGTTGAGGTCGCGCAGCCTGCGAAATCGAACAGTGAGTATGTC